GTCGCGCAGCCCAACGGCCACGGCCAGCGGCAGCAGGCGGAGCGCGCTACGCATGGGGCGGCACTCTCCGGCAGCCGTCGTGAACGTGTGGCCTGTCGGTTGCGCACTGTTGGAACCGTTTCGCCCCTGCCCAGTCGTGCACGCTGTCCTGTATCCCGTCCGGGTCAACGCGCCGGACGCGGTCGCCCGCGGTGAATTCCTTCCCACAGCCAACGCATGAACCTGTGGGGTTCTCGCGGCTGTGTGAGCACAGGGACACCCCTCTTGGACGTGCCGCGAAGATGGCGCAGTATTCGTCCGCAAGACGCTTCCCCAACGGCTTCCCTGCAAGGTGGAACCGTTCACCCTTTGCGATACCGGCCAGCCTCTTTTGACAGTCAGGACAGCGGACGCGCTCACCCACACTCCACCTCCACCCGCGCTGCGCGGTAGGCGTTAGTGGCCTCAACGAGTCCTACAGGCTTGCCGCGCCGCCACGCATAGACAGCTACCGCCAGCGCGTCCGCCTTCGCCAGCGCGGCCTCCGCGGCGGCAAGGCGGGCCTGCAAGTACGCGATTACCTCTTCGCTGTCGCGCCGCTCTGAGAGGGCGCATGAGCCGTCGCAGACTGGGATTTCACTGGCCATCACTCACCCTCCCTGCGGGCCTCCCGCCCTGCACGGCCTCTGCCAGCGCAGCAGCCATCTGCTCACAGGTGCGTATGTGCTCCCAGACCGCCTCCGGGTCGTCGTCCTGTGCGATGGCGTCGGTGACGGCCTTCGTGTCCCGAATCCAGCGAATCAGCGACCTGAGCCACTGGTAGGCGTGCAACTGTCCGGGGCCGTCGTGGAACTCACCCTTGCACGCCGCCAGCAGGGGGCCGTGGCTGTTGACCGCCGCGACTATCAGCGCGGCGTTGGCGGTCATTTCAGCTTCGGTTGGTGCAGCGCCGCCGTGGAGGCAAAAAATGTCGCAGTCGGCAATCAGTGCGCCGTCGCTGTCCAGCACGACCGGCATTGCCGTACCGTCGGCCACGAACTCGCTGTCATGGGCACTGGGTGTCCGCCACGGCCGCGGCGTCGCGCCGTCATCCACCGCACCGCCAGACGGCGGGCGCTTGTGCCGCTTCTCAGCGTCGAGCCGGCGGCGGCACTCAGCGCAGTCGTCAACAGATGGCTTGCCGTTGTCCGGGTCTAGTGGCCCGGTGTAGAAGCCGCGCTTCCGGCACAACGAGAAGGTGCGCCGGTAGTAGTGGGCCTTCCGGCCGGTGATGACACCCCAGCCCTCGTCCGGCTCACCCTGCCCCCCAGACGGCGCAGTCTTGAACCTGTGCTCTGGAACCGAGAACGGAGCGTCCTTGCCCTCATGCTCGACGTTCTCTTCGTAGAACTTTCCACAGACCACGCAGACGCCGCGCGGCGCGCCGTCCCACTCGTACTCAGCGCGCCGCTCTTCGAGCGTGCGGTCCTGCCCGCCAGACGGCGGCGGCTTGTGGCACACGCAGCCGCAGCGGTTGTTATTGCAGTCGCCGTGCTGGCCCCGGTAGCACGCCATCGTCATGGGTTCACTGCGCGGCGGCAGCGTGGCGGCGCTCATTGCTGGCGCGCCTTGGCGACGGCCTGCCGTAGCTCCGCGGCCTCGGCATCCGAGCGCGTGTAGCTGCCGGACACGTCCATCGCATTGAGCTTTAGAAGCGCCGCTTGCGCCGCCGCCAGCAGGTCAGGCGCGGCGGCTATCAGGGCCGCGTTGGCCTGCACCTTGGCATAGGCGTCTTTATGGGCGGGGTTGTTGCCGTGAGGCCCGGAACCGCCATCCACCCGCGGGTCTGATTCGTCGCCGGTGTGGACGACGGCCACCAACCCGGCCGGACTCCAGACCTGGCCGCAACCGTCGCTGTGAACCTGCCAGCCGTCGCCTTGCGGCTCCACCTGAGCCTTGCGCGGCTTGCGCTTCGTCGCCATGCTCGCCCCCTGCGCTGGTGCGCTGGGGCGGGCCAGTGTTACGGGAAGCGAAACCCGGTTGTGACTGTCACCGGGGGCTTGTCCCAACCATCCACTTGGATGGTGCCGGCCCGCCCGTACGAAAGGGATATTATACCATGTATATGCAGGATGCAAGCGCAGACTACCCAGACTTGTGGCGCAATCGTACAACAGGCTGTAATATGAACGGCATGACTCTGGCACAGGAATACCGTGAGCAACAGGCCAAAGAGGCTGATGAGCGTCACCAGGACGTGATCGAGCTCTACCGCCGCGGCCTGAAGCAGACTGAGATTGCCCGCGATCTGGGCATCACTCAGGGACGGGTCAGCCACATCATCGTCCGCGCACGCAAGCGCGGCCTGTTGAAGTAAGCCTCCCGGCACACGTTGAACACACTCCACCGCCTAGAGGGGGTCCGTGGGGCGTGACATAAACGGGGCCGGGAGGACTCCGGGTGCCAGCCAGCCCCCTCTTGTACGAGTTCCGCCGCGAACTCCCGTTCTATCTACGCTGCACGCCATGGACGGCTGAGAAGTCCTACTATGCCGTCCGGGCGTTCCTGCGCCGTCAGGCCGCGCCCTTCCCTGAGTGCTTCACCCGCAACAACGTTGTGGAGCACCTTTCCTTTCTCGCGACAACGCCTCCGCAGGGCCGCGACCGTGAGCGCCGCGCCGCGAGCACGGTCAACGAGACGTTGAAGGCTTTGAAACGCTTTGGCCGCTGGGCCGTGGCGCGGGAGAAGATCGCGGTCAACCCCACTGAGGACTTGAAGGGTCTGCGGGCCGTTGAGCCTGTCATCCTGGCCCCGGAGCCGCCGGTAGTCGCGTCCATGCTCTCGACCGCACGTGAGTGGGGTGAGACGCCTGAGATACGCCTGCGGAACCATGCAGCCGTCTGTTTCCTTGTGGACACGGGGGTCCGTGCGGCGGAGCTCCTGGCGATGGACATGGCGGACCTGAAAGAAGGCATGGCCGTCATCCACGGGAAGGCGGGCCGCGACCGGCTTGTTTCAATCAACCCGGCGGTGCTGACGGCGCTCAAGGGCTACCTGGACGCGAGACGCCCGCGGCGCGGGGAACGGGCTGTGTGGCTCGCTCAGAGCGGTTACAGGTGGACGTACCCGGCATTGAGGAACGTGGTGCAGAACATCAGCCGCGATCTGGGGGTAAGGGTGAACCTGCACGACCTGCGGCGGTTTGCGCACACTCAACTTTGGATGAGCGACATCAGCCAGATAGACGGGATGCTGATATCCGGCCACCGCGACGTGAGGGTCTACGAACGCTACATCCGCGCAGCGATGCAGTTGCGCGCGCTGCGCGAGCACCGGCTGCGCAGCCCGCTGGACGCGCTGCTGGAAGAGGAACCGTCACTTGAGGCGCAGCGTGAGGGCACGGCGAACTACGAGACACGCAAGGCAGCGGAAGGGCGCTGACGCTGGACGCGCTGCTGACATCATAGCCTGTGTTATTTATTACACGGTGGTATACAATCCCCCTTTAAGCAACGGGGGAGTCCATGCGCCGCCGCAGTCCCAAGCAAGCCAGGCTGTACGTCGAGAGACGCGCGTTCGTGAACGCGTTCCTGCGCGGCAAGGCTTGTGAAGCCATCGGAGTCGCGCCGGGGCAGTGCTTCGGGGAACTCACCGTAAACGAAGTGCTCAGGCGTTCAGCCGGTGGAGCGATAGTCCCTGGTCCGAAGGCCGACGCTCAACAGCAGGTTTTCCAGGCCCTGTGTGTCGGGCATCACTCGTACGTAACCGATCACCCGAAGTGGGCGCGAGAGAACGGTTTTCAAAAGGGAAGGTGGAAGTGAGAGCGCCGAAGTGCAGGCTATGTGGGAAGCGTGAGATGAACCACGTCTGCGGCAATTTGCCTGCCAGCAAGGTGGCATCCCGTGAAGCGCACCCGGTAGCCGACATCTTCCCGCTGCTCAACGGTGACGACTTCGATGGGTTGAGAGAGAGCATCCGGGCCAACGGGCTGCGGGAGCCGGTAGTCCTGCACCCTGACGGGCGGATTCTCGATGGGCGGAACCGTTACCGGGCATGCGTTGACCTTGGCATCGCTCCCAAGACAGTGACGTACACCGGGATGGGCGATCAGGAAGCTCTCATTCAGTACGTAGCGGACACGAACCTGCACAGACGGCACCTGAGCGCATCGGCCAAGGCCATCATCGCGGCGAGAGCCACGGCGCTGATTGAATCCGAGCGTGAAGCGGCCAAAGCACGGATGCTCGCGGGTACCCCTACCCAAAAAATTGGGGAGGGTCGGCATGACCGGGAAGCTCTGGACCGCGTCGCTGCCACGTTCAAGACGAACCGTGAGTACGTCCGGCGCGCCATCAAGCTTCTGGACGAGGCGCCCGACCTTGCCGAGAGAGTCCAGACCGGCGAAATGAACATGTCGGCGCTGTGGGCAGCGGACCGCGAGCGCAAGGAACGGAGGCGTGAGGCTGAGCGTCAATCCGACCGGCCAGCCGAGCCCTTGCCGGTTCCCGAAGGCGTCTTTTCCACCATCGTCATAGATCCCCCGTGGGACTGGGGCGACGAGGGTGACGTGAATCAGTTGGGCAGGGCAAAGCCCGATTACGCGGCCATGCCCCTCGATGACATAGCCGACGAATCCAAGGTTCCGGTCCGCGCCAAGTCTGCCGGGAACGCGCACATCTACCTGTGGATCACCAACCGCTCACTTCCCAAGGGCTTCCGGTTGTTGGAAGCGTGGGGATTCCGGTACGTCACGTGCCTGACGTGGTGCAAACCATCGTTCGGGATGGGCAACTACTTCCGCGGCTCGACTGAGCAAATCCTCTTCGGTGTGAAGGGTTCACTCCCACTCAACAGGCACGACGTTGGGACGTGGTTTGAAGCCCCTCGAGGCGAGCGCCACAGTGAGAAACCCGACGCCTTCTATGAGTTGATTGAGACGTGCAGCCCCGGCCCTTACCTGGACATGTTCGGGCGGAAGGGACGCGATGGATGGGCGGTGTGGGGCAATGATTGAGCCGCGGGACTTCGGGTTTCAGGACATGCTTGCCTTCTCTCAAGGCGACGGCGGAGACATTGAGCAAATCCTGATTGACAACATCCCGTCTGCCTTCAAGGTTTCGCCTGCCGCGCTCGGCGACGATAAGAACGGCGTGGACTATCTCGTGTGGCGCACTGGCGGGCCGCGGCCACTCGGAATAGATGTCAAGCGCCGCGGTGACGACCCCATTGAAAAGGGATGGGGTGATGACGTTGCACTGGAGACGTGGAGCGACGTTCAGCGCGGAATACTTGGCTGGACTCTGAACCCGTGCAAGCTCACCGATTACATCATGTGGTACTGGGAGCCAACGTGCCGTTGGATGCTGATTCCCTTCCCGATGCTGCTACGGGTGTTCACCGAAAACCGCAGCACATGGACTTCCACCTACAAAGTCTCTCAACAGTCATCCAACGGTGGTGCGTGGATCAGCGAGTGCGTGTTCGTGCCGCGAAAAGAGGTGTGGTCCGCGGTCTACCGCCGTTACGGAGGTTCCAAGTGAAACGCGACCTGCTAATCGAATCGGTACTTGAAGCCAAACGGTTTATCAAGGCAGCCGAGAAGGCCGTCCACAGGCTGGACACCGGCCCCCAAATACCCGAAGGCAAGGGCACAAGGGAAACCGCGGCAGCAAGACGCGCGTCGCTCGATTTGTCGCACGTACTCGCACAGCTACGAAGGCCGGGTTGATGACCACTCTGTACAACGTCAACCCCACAGCGTCCGCGGAGCCGGAAGGTGACTCTGTACAACGCACCTACCGGCCTTCGCTGACAGAGGCCGAACGCAGGGCTGTCCTGCAGGCTCTGGCGGACCGCGTGAAGTTCTACGAACGCATGTTGAAGCTCGGAAGGTTGAAGCCGGGAACGAAGGCCCATGACACCTACCTTGTCAGCAGGAGGCTGATGGAATCGTGGACGAACATGCAGCGCGGCCAGTGGTCGAAGCGCAAGGTCTGGTAAATGAAGCCGTACTTCCAGGATGACGCGGTGACCATCTATCACGGGGACTGCCGGGAGGTGCTGCCGCAGTTGTCAGGGGTGGACTTGGTGCTGACTGACCCGCCGTATGGGGTCAGGAGGGATCAGCCGTGGGACGATTTGGAGCCGTCCGAATTGGCAGGGTTCACGATGGGGTGGCTGTCCCTAGTGCGACCGATCTCAGCGCGGCTCATATCCTTTTTCAGCGGTGCCCATATTCAACTGCTACAGACACTTTGCTGTCTTCTCTATCCGGCCCAACGCCTCATGATCTGGCACAAGCCGGACGGCAGTCAGTACGCAGGTAGTAGTCACGACGGGCTGTGGTATTCGTACGAAGCCATTCTCTACTGCCATGAGGGATTCGATAGACCGAAGGCACTTTATGTTGCGGCGATGTTGCGAGAGGCGCGGGAGAGCAAAGGTTTATCTCGCGGGGCTATTGACATGCTCGTACGGGGGAAGAAGACGGGGCTTTGCTTCCGTTGGGAAGAAGCGGCGTGTATCCCAACACCTGAACAGGCGGAAATCCTGTCCAGCGCATTGAAACTGAATGGCGAATTCCACGCGGTGCTTAACGCTGCACGTACGCAGGCTGAGTCAGCGTCAGGGACAGATGTCTTGTCATTTCGTACCGTCACAGGTTCCGTGCATCCAACAGAAAAGCCGCCCGGCCTAATCAAAACCCTGTTGCAACGCATGACTGGAGAAGCCGGTCTCATCCTCGACCCGTTCATGGGCAGCGGCACAACACTCCGGGCAGCGAAGGACTTGGGCCGCCGCGCCATCGGCATCGAGATCGAGGAACGCTATTGCGAAGTCGCCGCCAAAAGGATGGCGCAAGGAGTATTGCTATGACCGTCCGTAACGAACAGGGACTTCACTTCTGCACGACCGGGTGCCCTCCTGACTGTGGTCAGGATTGGTCAGTGGATGTTCGCCTGAGCGCTCTTGGAATGGAGACGCCATGCCAGGGGTGTGGCAACCAATGGTGGCGCGGGGAAGTGATGTACGCGGTAGTGCGGGTTGACGGTGAGCCGCTCGGCTGGCACTGCGCTGAGTGTGTCAAAGTGCCCAAGCTCTCGGCCCGCCGGGAGTGACCTGCCCGCGCTGCGGCGGCAGCTACATCACGACACATGATGTCTACGGGGAGTTCACGCGCTGCTTTGCCTGCGGCGGGACTCCAACCGTGGAGCCGCCGGTGGAAGTCTGCAAGGGCGAGCTTGCCGCCGAGACGTGGTACAACCCTGACGCGCAAGTCACGATGGGGATATGCTCACAGTGCGGCGCGGCGGGAAAGGTTCAGAGGGGCAGGATGGTTGAACACGCTCACAGATAAGCAGCAGGCGTTCGTCAATGAGTACATCATTGATTTGAACGCGACCCAGGCCGCGATACGCGCCGGGTACTCCCCCGACACTGCCCGCCAGATGGGTGCGGAAAACCTTTCAAAACCGTACATCGCCATCGAAATCGGTAAAGTTCTCGCCCAGCGCGCCGAACGCACGCACATTACCCAGGACTACGTGCTATCGAGACTTGTCGAGGTTGTTGAACGCTGCCTCGACGCCATCCCAGTGTTAGACCGGAAGGGCAACCATACTGGCGAATGGGTGTTCAACGCCGCGGGAGCGAACCAGGCATTGGCATTGCTCGCCAAGCACACCGGCGGCTTCCGGGAGCGTGTTGACCTCACGGTCACAGACCTCCGCGAGCGCGTCAGGAGCAGGGCGCAGGAACTCGGCCTCGACCCTGAACTGGCGGTGGCCGAAGTCGAGCGGATGATCCATGACAACGCTCGTTGAAAACGCGCTCATCAACACCAGGCTCATGCAGATGGCGCGCGACCGTGACCGCGCCTACCTCCTGGACCCCGTTGGCTTCATCTCCTCCCGTCTCGGTTCTCACCTGTGGTCAAAACAGAGAGAGACCGTCGAGTCAGTCCGCGACCACAGACATACAGCCGTCCATTCGTGCCACTCGTCCGGTAAGAGTTTCGTCGCGGCCAGGACGGTCGCGTGGTGGCTGGCCTGTCACAAACCTGGAGAGGCGTTCGCGGTCACCACGGCGCCGACCTTCAAACAGGTAAAGGCCATCCTCTGGAGAGAAATCCATAGAGCATTTCGTATCGGGAAGCTCCCCGGAAGACTCAATCAGACCGAGTGGCTGATAAATGAGGAGCTGGTCGCGTTCGGCAACAAGCCGGCCGACTGGGACCCGGCGGCGTTTCAAGGGATACATGCCAAGGCTGTACTTGTGGTGATCGACGAGGCCGCGGGTGTCCCCGAGAACATCTACGAGGCGGTAGAGACCATCACGACTTCTGAATACTGTCGAATACTCGCGATTGGCAACCCTGACGACCCTTCATCGAAGTTCGCCTCCGTGTGCCTACCGGGTTCCGGGTGGAACGTCATCCATGTTGACGGGTACGCCACTCCCAACTTCACGGGGGAGGAGGTACCGGACGAACTGAGCGAACTGCTGATTGCGCCTGCGTGGGTGGATGAGAGGCGCGACGAATGGGGTGAGGACTCTCCGTTATTCGTTTCCAAGATACGCGGCCTGTTCCCCGAAGAGGGCCAGGACCAGGTGATTCCCCTAAGTTTCATCCGCAAGTGCCAGCAGCGCGTGGACGATGAAGAGGGTGAAGCGGACCCCGGCGCGCCTGTTGAACTGCCAGAGGTCGAGCTTGGCGTGGACGTAGGGGCCGGTGGTGACGAGACCGTGATATTTGAGAGAGTTGGGGACCGCGCGGGCAGGCACTGGCGTTACAGGACGCCCGACTGGTCGGATGCTGTCGGAAAGGTGGTACAGGCCATCAACGAGACCGGGGCTACAAGAGTAAAGGTGGACGTGATCGGGATAGGCTGGGGCGTGGTGGGGAGACTGAAGGAGGTCACGCGCCGGGTTGAGATCGTCCCTGTGAACGTGGGGGAGGCCTCCACCAACAGTTCAAAGTGGCCCAAACTCAGGGATGAGATATGGTGGGCTGTCGGGAGAGAGCTATCGAGGTCTCAGGGGTGGGACTTGACGAACGTGGACGATTCCGTCGTTTCGCAGTTGATCGCACCGAAGTACACTCTCGATTCGTCCGGAAGGGTTAAAGTAGAGCCGAAGGAAGAGACTAAGAAGAGGCTTGGCCGCTCGCCTGACCTTGCCGACGCTCTATTGCTGGCCTTCTTCCACAAGAACACCGGGAAGGTGTCGGGGCGGCTGGCCCAGAGCATGTGGAGCGATGAGCCGAAGGTGAACGGCGCGCGCGGGGCTAGCAGGTGGAGGGACTGATGGCGGAGAGTCCAATACAAGTGTCCCTTGATGACTTCCCTGATGATGTTCGCGACGTTGATGCGGGGCATTGCCCTTTCTGCCAGTACGTGGCGTTGCTTGAACAGCAACCGCGCAGACGTACCTATCAGCAAGTTCTCGCTGACAGTTACGCGTTCTCTTTGTGCCACAGAACTTTCAATGAACAGGTAGTGGCTGATGGTCACCCAGACTAACGGCGCATCCACATGGACAGCCGAGCGAAACGCGAGGCTGTACGGCGCGCTGAGCGGGCACCGCCTCAGTGGGGACGGCAGCACCTACGATTCCGGGATGCGTGGGTTCTGTGGCGCTGTCCACTGGAGCACGGTTCCCAACCTCACCACCGGCGACGGGATGCTGTGGGTGCTGGAGCGGATGCGGGAGCGCGGGTGGCTGTTCACCGTTGAGGCAGTATGGAACGGCGGATATTCAGCGGACTTCCGAAGCTCGAAATTCTTTACGGGCCACACATACGCCGCCAACCTCCCGCTGGCCGTATGTCTAGCCGCAGAGAAGGCGCTCGCATGACCACCAAGAGCCATGTCAGCACTAGCACGTTCCCCAACATGTGCTCTGGATCAGGGGAGCGACCAGCCAGAGTGACATATAAGGGCGACGATGGTGCCCGCCTTCCGATCAGTCGTGCACTTTGTCCAAACTGCGGGCGATGGATTTCCGACTCAGTGAAGAAGATGAAGCGTCACAAGGACCTTCGTGAGCGCCGCGGGGTTAGAAAGCGACTCTATGCGGCTTGGCAAGCCTTGATCCGTTAAGGGGCATCCCGATGACCACCAATGGCGTAGCCGCATCCCCCAAGACGGACCGCGCGCAGGCCCAGCGGCAGATAGGCAAGCGCGGCCTGAGTATCTGGGGCGGGTTTCTCTCAGAGGAATACCTGTCGGCTCTCAAACCGTGGGCCAATGAGGTACGCGTCTATCTGGAGATGCGTGACGACACCATCATCGCCACGCTGCTCGACTCGGTGAAGATGCCCTTGCTGGCCGCGCCCATCCTGACTGAACCCGCCTCAGACCAGCATGCCGATGCCGCGGCTGCTGAATGGCTCCAGCAGAACCTCGACTCGATGACGAAGCAGACCCTCCGTTCTCACACGATGGACATGCTGGAAGCCCTGGACTTCGGCTTTGCCATTGGCGAGATCATCCTGGAGAAACGTCAGGACGGGAGACTGTGGCTCAGGAACATCGAACCTAGAGGCCAGGAGACCCTGCGAAGGTGGATTCCACGTGAGGACGGCGAGCCTGACGACATCGTAGGGTTTGAGCAGGCGCCGTTCCGCGGGGCGTCAATGCTGGGAATAGTCCGCGTCCCCCTGGACAAGTGCGTCCATGTGACGTTTAGGGGACGCAAGGGCTCGCCACAGGGGCGCGCGCTGTTGAGGTCGCTCTACGGTGCGTGGAAGTTCAGCAAGAACTTCCGTGTCATGGAGGGCATTGGAGTCGAGCGGGACGTTGGCGGCGCGCCGGTGTTCACGGAACCTGAGAACTCGCTGAGCGACGGTGAGAGGTCAAACGTCGAGGAGCAGCTTGAAGGGCTGAGGATGGACGAGACGGTGTACGCCATCATCCCCCACGGCGCGGAGTTGAAGCCCTACCAGAGTTCGGCCAAGGCGTACAACGTCAGAGAGATCATCCGCGACTACGACACGCTTATCCTGATGCGGTTCTTTGCCCAGTTCCTGAAGCTCGGCATGGACCAGGTGGGCGCGCGTAGTTTGGGCGAAGACTCGCAACTCTTCTTCTCGCTGGGCCTGAAGGCCGTGCAGGAAGAGATACTTGAAGCGTGGAACAGCCAGCTCGTGCCGTTCCTGTTCAAGTTCAACAACTTCCCGGGAATGACTGGTCTGCCTAAAGTGACGTGGGCGGACGCTGGCAAGGTGGACTTCAAGGCTGTGCTGGAATCGGTTGGGTCGGCGGTCAGCGCGAAGGTACTGACGCCCCAGCGGGACGATGAAGTCCAGATCAGGGAGATGCTCAACCTGCCTGAGCTCGCGAAGGATGAGGGCTGGCAGGACAGGAGCGCACCCGAGCCGAACCCGTTCATGCCGTTCGGTGGGGAGGAAGACACTTCGGCAGACTCAGGGCGCGGCCTAGGACAGCCCAACGGCCGCGGCTTTGCACTGCCTGATCTGCGCACGAAGCCCGGAATCTACGAACGCTTCACCAACGCGTATCAACGCGACTTGATGACATCGTATGGCCGGTGGGCGAACGAGACGGCCAGGCTCGCGGCCCTTCCCGGACGTACCGCTGCGGACCTTGCGGGACTGATAGACGGACGCCTTGACGACCTGAGAGGGGAACTCATCTCGCTTGGGCAGAGACGTATCGGCGAGGCCGCCGGGATAGGGCTTGGAAAACCCCTTGCCCACCGCGCGGACTCTCTTGCTGTTCAACAGGTGGTCTCAAGGATGCTTGACGAGAACATCCGCGCGCTGGACGAGTCCATCCTGCCCTCGATTCGCGAACGGTTCACATCCGACCTTGACGACGTAATCCGTACTGGCGACGCACTGGTGCGTAAGCAATCGGTGCTGGACGCGCTGGCTTCGCGGAGGGCCAGGCTTGCGGGGTACGCGGGGAATACATGGGTGACGATATTCGAGGCTCAGAAGGCCGCGGGTAGCGAGGAGAACCGCGATAGAAGGGCAAGGGGCGAGACGCCCATCAGGGTGAGGTGGGTGCTGGACCCCATGGCGGAGCACTGTGCAGACGACGGGCCAAGGGCGACGTTCGGGTGTCCGTCGCTTGCGCGGGTGTATGAGGACGGCTGGGACTCGATGCCGACTGTCCCGGCTGGCAACACTTCATGTCTTGGGAACTGCCGGTGCGCCATTGAGGCGGACTTTGGCTCCGGTTGGCAGAGGATCACATGACTTCACCGGGTCAGACAATCAGCGATGACATAGCCCGTGCGCTGTTGCGGCTGCTGGAAGTGAAGCCGGGGGCGACGTTGAAGCAGGTTGCCGCCGCCCTGCTGCTGGCACGCGAGGCGCTGGAGGCTGTGGAGGGGGACTGGTCCGCGCGGGTAACGTGCTACTGGTGCGGTTTCGAGCCTGCGCCAGAGGGGCAGAGGCCTCCGTTTGAGCCGGGCGGCCAGCACCGCCCGGACTGCCTGCGCGAGCGTGCGCTGGCGGCGGTGCTGGAGGTGGGGGAGTGACCTGGCAACTGCGCGAGACCTTCTGCGACCGCCTTGAAGACGCGCAGCCTCCCGATGGCGAGGGGTGGGAGCCCCTAAACGCATCGCTCGACATGGTCGCCCAGTCCGCTGGTGAAGGCCGCAGGGAAATGTACCGCATCATCTGGCGGCGGGAGATGCCGTGAACCACCAGCACGTTGAATACTGCCGGACTCACGGCTGCGGCACGCCGATAGGGGAGTGGCGCGGCAACGAGTTCGTCATCACGGCTGAGAAGTTCGACATCATCACGCGTCACCACGGCGAGAGGCACATCTCAATCGTGAAGAAGCAACCCGAGCCTGAACCTGACAGGAACCGCAAATGAGAGTGCAGTGGACGCGATCAGGATGGGCGTTCTTCGGAGCTGGCATTCTCGTATCGCTGGCGGCTGCACTGTACGGGTTCTGGGCTGGCCCTGACCTTGACACCACGGCAACAGTGTTGCTTACCGTGGGCGGGGGAAGCATTGGACTAGGCGGCGCTTATCTCTTATGGGCCAGAGTGCTGCCTGAATAGGGCCGCTTGACAAATCCATAACCCCGTGCCCAAACTAGCGTCCAAGGTTTAACGGCCTGCGCGTCATGGACGCCCCTTTCCGTTGCGAGAGGGGCGTTTTCTTTTTGCGCACGGTCCGCGACCTCGAAATCTTCTCCATAGGTGAGTGGACGGACTCTCAGGGGTTCACCGACACCTATTCGTCTGACGACCTGGCGCGCATGGTGGCGAACTTCAACGCGCGCCGCCCCGAATACCTGCCAGTCAAGCTCGGCCACACTTCGCCTGAGTTCAACCACGACGTGGCGAAGGAACTCGGCCTGCCTGAGTCCCTTATCCACGGTGAGAACGGGCTTGATGGCGTCGCCTCTCTAGGCGAGATTGTCGGGCTCAGGTCTGACGGCTCCAAACTCTACGCGGACCTCCATGTGCAAGACCCGCTTGCAGGTCTTATTGAGCGCGGGTTTCTACGTCAGGTCTCGTCCGAGATGTCCGAGACGGACTCCGGCTGGGCCATTACTGGTCTGGCCCTCCTAGGCGCGGAGAGACCCGCGGTGAAAGACCTTGAAGGGCTGGCCGCGGCTGCGGTCTACCGGCAGGCGATGAAACCGGCGCACGCGTTCGCCGCACCATGGCCGGCAAAAGTCCATATAGGGAGAGCCTCCATGTTTGAACGTGTCAAGGCGAAGCTCGGCCTGAAGGCGGACGCGTCCGAAGAGGACATGCTCGCGAGGGTCAGCAAGTTCGCTGAAGACGAAAAGAAAGAGCCGCCGCCCTTTGAAAAGGAAGACGAAGACGAAAAGGACATGGAAGAGGGAGAGGGTGCGGACATGATCGTGCGTGACGTACGCGTGCTGCTCGGCCTGAGCGATGCCGCGACCGGCGAGGAGATCGTCTCTGCGCTCCGCCAGGCGATGGGCCTGCCCGACTCTAACCAGGAACTGCCACCGGAGGCGATGGGCATGCTGAAGGAAAAGCTCACCGAAGGCCGCAAGTACACGGAAGCCCAGGGCGAAATCCGCAAGCTCACCGACCGGATTGCATCGCTCGAAAAGACCAACCGCAAGGCCCACTGGACAGCGCAGGTCTCAGACCTGAAGGCCATTGCCGGCACTCCCGGCGAACTCGCGGACAAGCTGGTCAGGATCGAGGAGAAGATCGGCCTCGACTTCGCAGAGTCCCAGCTTGCCGAGTGGAAGGCCACGGACGAACAGCTCCAGAGCGCCGGCGTCCTGAAGGCCGCGGGCAGCGCAGGAGACCGTTCCAACGCCGAGCCTCCACACCCGTTCGAAGAGAAGATCAGGACCTACATGTCGGAGAACAAGGCCACGCGGCAGGTCGCGCTTGCGCGGCTGGCGCTCGACCCGTCCACCGAAGGTGAGTTCACTAAGTGGCGCCGTGAGACCAACGACGGCGTGAAGGTGGGATAAGACATGGTTGTTTACAGCTTCGAGGCCGGGGCGGACCTCTCTTCGCACCAGTACCACGCGGTGCAGCTTGATGAGGACTTCCGGGTGGATGTCATCACCGACGCCAACGCGCCGCAGCTTCCGATTGGAATCCTCCAGAACGACCCTGCGTCTGGAGAGGCCGCGGCCGTGGCCCTTCCGGGTGAAATCTGCTTCGCCGAGGCGGGCGGGACGATCACGTTCGGGCAGGAACTCGGCATGAACAACGATGGCGAATTGATCGCTGCGGCGCAGGAGACTGGCCCCGCCACCGCCGACCTGTACGTGTTCGCAATCGCCCTTGAAGACGCCGCGGACGGCGAACACTTCAAGGTCTTGGTGCTCACCCCAATGCTGGCCTCGACTGAATAGCTCTTCGGCAGGTATAGGAGTTTCTCAATGGCACTGCCAACGCTCAGAGATGTCCGTCCGGTAAACCCGGTCCTGACGGACATGTCCATCGGCCTGAAGAACGCGAAGTTCTTCTGGGACCAGATCGCGCCGGTGAAGCCTACGGACCAGCAGTCGGGGACGTACTTCATCTACACCCGCGACTACTGGATGCGCCGGTGGGAGAACGCGCTGAGGGCTCCTGAAGGGGCTTCCACTCGCATCAACTACGGCGTGTCAACCGACACGTACAACGCCCTCGAACGGTCGTTTGAGAAGCCGCTCGGAAGGGTGACGCTCAACGCCAGTCAGACGCCTGAGAACCTCCAGACCCAGGACGTTGCGTTTCTCACCAACGCCATTCAACTGGAGCTTGAAAAGCTCGCGGCGGCGGCGTTCTTCGTCACTGGAGTGTGGGGGACGTCAACCACGCTTGCGGGCGGTGACCAGTGGAGCGACTTCGCCAACTCCGACCCCATTGCGAACGTTGACACCGCCATGAACACGATTCGTAGGGGTACGGGCAACAAGCCGAACTCCATGTTCATCGGTGTGACGGCGTGGCAGAAGCTCCGGGAACACCCGCTCATCCTCGATAAGTACAAGCACACTCAGGCCGGGATTATGACGCCCCAGCTCGTCGCGGCGGCGCTGGAGCTTGACGAGGTGATTGTCGGTGAGTCGGCTGAGAACACCGGCGCGCCTGGGGGGACTTACGCAGGAGCCGACATCTGGACTGACAACGTCCTGTTCCTGGTGAAGGCCAACCCTGCCCTTGGCACTCCGAACGGGGGGACTTCGTTCGTCTGGAACGAGGCGAACAACGTCCCGTGGGCGGTTGAGGAATACGACGAGCCGCAGACCAAGTCCCATGTCACGGGAGTCTTTACACACGTTGACATGGAGGTCACGAGTGCGCAGTCGGGATACATCTACCTGGACGCGGTGGCGTAAAAATGGCTCTCCGTACTTTCAGGGTGAGGAAACCATTCGACTGGAACGGGGTGAAGCTCCAGCCGGGAGACATCTGGCTCGTTGACACGGCGGGCAAAAGGTCGGGGAGAGTCCAGACGCTATTAGACAACCGGTTTGCAATGGGCGACGCGACCCTCCCTTCGGGTAAAGAGGCGGCGGGCGACCCTGAGCTTGCACTGCAACTAGTGGGAGGCAGGACGTGACTACAAGCCGTACTCCAGCAAGGGTGCTCATCCGTGAGCGCGGCACTGTGCAGTTCGACCAGATGGTCGGCCAGCTTGGAAACCGGGTTGAGCGCGCGTCGGCAACCTTGCCGCAGACCCCGGACGACGAGGCGCTGTTCTCAATTTCAGGCGGGAGGATCATGCTCACCGCGATCATTGGTGAGGTCACGGTGGTCATTGAGACGCAGGCTTGTGACACGAAGTTGAAGTTCAACCCGACCGCAACGGGAGCCGACCAGGACCTGTGCGGCGTGCTGGACATCACGGCCGACGCGGTGGGCGAGATGTACACGATCACCGGGATCGTCGCGAACGCGATGAGGTCGGACCTGCTCATCGGGCAGGCGATGACGAATCACCTGATTTTGAGCGAGGGCGACATCGAGATTGACTGCGCCGCGAACAACACCGGCGAGGTCGCGTGGACGCTGTTCTACTACCCGATTGACGACGATGCAATCGTAGAGGCGGCGTGATGAGGGTCAAGACAACCGGCGGCGCCACGACGTTCCTTTTCGAGTCGCCGTGGGAAGCCCACCAGCAGTACATGCAGAAAACAGCCACGGGCGTCAGGGGCAAGGCGTACGAGATCACGCCAAAAGGCACCGACCTGCCTGACCCGGTGGCGGCCTACGCGCTGGCGAACGTGCCGAATGTTGTTGAAGCCCCGCCTGAGCCGAGTGTCGTTGAGGTCCCGCCTGAGCCGAGCTTGCCAGAACCGGCCAAGCCGAAGCGGCGGAAATGGAGTAAAGCATGAGCAACTACAGCCCCGGTGTGCGGACGGTCGCGGACGGGTCGGCTGCAACGCCCAGGACAGACCGGACATCCGGCCCGCTGGCGAACATCCACGGTGACCTGTTCGAGGCGGCCTACAGGTCAGGGCTTTTTTCGGTAGCCAACCAGGCCGGCGTGACCTCACAGGCCGGGTTGTCAGCGACCACTCCCGTCCTGACGCTTGCCAACCCTCCTGGCTCAGGGAAACTCCTGCTTGTCCATGAGGTGCGCGCGACGTTCCTGGTGGCCTTTGCCGCCGCGGCTGCGGTGTGGGTGGCAACCGGGTTCCACGCATCGACGCTGGTCACCGGGACTCTCACGGTCACGCACCGGAACCTGAAGTTGGGGGGCGGAGACCCTTCGGGCAGGCCGTTCCTGGCTGCGACGCTCCCTGCGGCCCCTGTGGGGATTGACCTGCTCGGGTCGGGGCTTACAGGCGCCATCACCACCACTCCAGTAGTTCAGGCGATGGTGAAGGACTACAAGGGCGGGCTGATTTTGACGCCCGGAGCGAACCTGTCAGTACAGACCAGCACGGCGTCGGGCGCATCGAGTTCGCTCTTCGCCTACACGTGGGAAGAGATTGACGAGTAGCCAGAACAACGGTGAGCGACAGAGGCCGCCGCCCACAAGCGGCGGCCTTTTCATAAGGGAACGGCATGGATGACATGGACTCCCGAACGCATCAGCGCGCTGGTGGACCGCGTTGGCAGCGTGCCGGAGACGGCGCGCAGGCTGGGCGTGAGCCGGTGGGCGCTCCACAGGTGGCTGAACGGCAGGACCAGGCCGCGGCACAGCCGCGCGCTGGTCGCGCTCACAAGGCTGGAGGCAGAGTTTGGGGCGCAGGAATTCTGCTCAGCCTCGCACTGGTGTTGCTCGCTGGTGCGGGATGTACAAGCGCGCTTGCAGACGAGGCCACGGAGCAGACCCCCGGAGTGATTACGCCAGACCTCCACGCGACCGCCGTGGCCTTCTTTGAGACGGCTGTGCCGCTACAGGAGACCGCGGTGGCCGTCTGGGCCACTGCGACGGCCCCGCAGCCCACGCCAGAGCCCGCCGGTGAGTTCATCCGGTTCACGTTCCAGGAGTGCGCGGGCACACCTGGGCTGGACGAGCAGGTATGCGGGACGCTGCTCAGGACGTTTGAGCTCTACCGGGAACTTGGAGCGCCGGTGGAGGTGGACGGGACAGGCGCGGTGAGCGTTGAGCGGATGCTTCCGGATGTGAGGTCCAACTGATGGCGACTCTCTCAGATGCAGACCGGCGCGAGATATGGGCGCGGTTCATGTCGGAACTCTCGAACGAGAGAGAACCGGTCGCGGTGACGAAGGCCGATCTGCGTGCGGCCTTCGACGCGCTCGATCAGTGGGCCGATGACAACGCGGCGTCAGCCAACCAGGCGCTCCCTGTGGCGGCGCGCAACGGCCTCACCACTTCACAGAAGGCAAGGCTCCTGATGGAAGTCGTCAGGCAGCGGTACGTGAAGGGAGTCTGACGATGGCATCGGGCGACACGCTTTTGATTTTCACGCCGTACGCGAACGAGCCGCCAGCGTCCAACTTCGCGACGCTCGACACCCGTAACTTGCACCCCGTCCTGGACTTTGACGCCTCGACCAACGAGTCGGCGGTGTTCAGGGGAGTCATGCCGCAGTCCTACGCGGGCGGGGGCGTGACGGTCTTCCTGCACTACGCCATGAGTTCGGCGGAGTCCGGGGACGTTGACTGGGACGTGGCGTTCGAACGGATAGGCGACCAGCAGCAGGACATCGACTCCGACTCGTTCGCGGCCGTGAACTCGGTTGACAACACCACGGTCCCGGCGACATCGGGGCTTGTGGACGTTGTGAGCGTGGCCTTCACGGACGGGGCCGATATGGACTCGGTTGCCGCTGGCGAGGCGTTCAGGATACAGGTCACACGCGACGCGGCCTCCGACACTGCGGCGGGAGATGGTGAGTTGGTCGGAGTAGAGGTGCGAGAAACGTAATGTGCGCGCGGCTTTTTGACGACGCGGATACCCAGTACCTGAACTTCGGCACGGCCCTCATAGACGAGCCGCCGTTCACGATGTGCTGCTGGGTGAACCTGGACGACGACGGCATCATCCATACGGTGATGTGGAGCGGGGACAAGGACCAGACCAACCGTTTTCACTGCCTCCAGGTGTCCGGTTCCGGCGGGACGGTCAGGGCCGTGTCAGTCGCCGGGAACACCGGCATTGCGAGTTCCGGCACGGGCTGGACCATCAACAACTGGCACCACGCGGGGGGCGTGTGGCCCAACGCGGACAGCCGCACGGCCTACCTGGACGGTGTTGCAGGGACGGAGGACACGACCGCGACCAGCGCGGTCAACACGGATACGTTCGACATCGGGCGTTCAGGCGACTCGACTCCTGTCCAGTACACATCTGGACTGCTGGCCGAGCTGGCGGTCTGGGACGTGGCTTTAACTGATGCCGAGATGGCTATTCTGGCGAAGGGCTTTTCACCGCTGCTTGTGAGGCCGCAGAGCCTCGCGATGTATGTGCCGGGCGTGCGCGAGCAGGCGAGCGGAGACGACCGCGACCTGGTGCGTGGCGCGGCGTTCGCATCGAACGGGGCTGCCGGGGCGGTGGGTACGGGCAACCACCCTCGCATTATCTACCCGCAGGCGTACCACCTTGGGCTGGCCGCGGCTGCGGCGGCTCCTGAGGGCGACCCTGAAGGCCCGCTGGTGGGCGGGAAGCTTGTTGGGCGCGGGCTCCTCGGCGGGAGGCTGGCGGCATGACCGATATCTACTACCCGGTCGCAGGCGACACCCTGCCCATCTTCTTCTCCACCTATGACGGCGGTACGGGCGCGTCCATCACCATGACGGGGCTGGCCGTCACTGATGTCGAAATCTACAAAGATGGAGGCGTCACCCAGCGCGCCTCGGACTCCGGGTACACGTTGCTGGACACGGACGGCATCGACTTCGACAGCCTGACGGGCATCCACGGGTTCTCGATAGACCTGTCGGACGATGATGACGCCGGGTTCTTTGAGGTTGGCCCGTGGTATCACGTCGTGGTCGCGTCCGTGACGATTGACGGCCAGACGGTGAACTTCATTCCAGCGGCGTTCCGCATCGTCTCAGCGACCCGCGGGCTGGCCGGGACCGCGCTGCCCAACGCCGCAGCCGACGCCGCGGGCGGGCTGGTGATCTCCGACGCTGGGGGCGTTGACGCGGACGCCCAGGCTGCGAGTGTGGCCGCCATAGAGGTTGACACCGGCACCACGCTTCAGGGCGAGGTTGACGGCATACAGGCGGACACGGAGGACATCCAGGCGCGGCTCCCCGCTGCGCTCGTTGGAGGCCGGATTGACGCCACTGTGGACGCCACGGGCCTTGAGTCCGGGGCTGCCGGAGTGATTGCTGATGCAGTGTGGGACGAGGACGCCACGGGCCATCAGACTGGCGGGACGTTCGGGCAGGCCATCGGAGACCCCGGAGCCAACACGGAGACGATGTACGACGCGGTCATAACGGACGCGGCTGGCACGAACGTCGCCGCGGACATCATCGCAATAGACGGGAATGTTGACCAGCTCCATGAGGCTGTCATTCTTCGCCGGGACACCGCTCAAGCGGGCGGGAACACCAGTATCACGCTGGATGCGGGTGCATCCGCCGTTGATGACTTCTACAAGGACAGCTTGGTCGTCATCGTAGACGGGACTGGAGCGGGCCAGAACCGGGTTGTCACGACATACAACGGCACAAGCAAGGTTGCAACCACACAGTCAATCTGGGGCACGAACCCGGATGCGACCAGTGTGTTTGTCCTGATAAGCGGCGGCGGCGTTACGGTCGAGGGATGGAGAGGCGGCGCACCAGCATCACTTCAGAGCTCCCGTGTGAACGCGTTTGTCGGTGCGATGGATTCAAACACGATCACATCCAATGCCTTTGCCGCTGGATCAATAACGGCAAGCGCCATTGCCGCGGATGCGATAGGGGCATCCGAACTAGCGGCTGACGCCGTGGCTGAGATTGCGGACGCGGTGCTGGACGAAGCTCTCTCAGGCCACACGACAGCCGGGACGCTCGGCAAGGCTGTCGCGGATATTGAGACGGACGCTGCGGCCATCCTTGACGACACAGACGACATAGGTGTCGCGGGCGCGGGCCTGTCCGGCATCCCGTGGAACGCGGACTGGGACACGGAGGTTCAGAGCGAAGTGCAGGACGCGCTCGACGGCACCCTTGCCGACTCCGTGCCTGCGGACGGGACAAGGCCGTCGCTGGCGCAGGCGGTCTACATGGTCGTCCAGTTCCTCACTGAGAGGGCTGTCAGCGGAACGGACGTGTCGGTAAAGAAGGTGGACGGCTCCACAGAACTGTTCGGGCTGGCCCTTGACGATGCGACAAGCCCAACGTCCATCTCGCGGGATGCATAGATGGCTAACGGAATCATCAGCCTTGGAATCGGCACCGGCACAGCGGACATCGGGCTGTTCATCACGCTCGGCCTCGAATCCTCAACCATCACGGACGCGCTGGCGATCATCCGCCTCCGCGGGCAGAGCGCGCCCATATCCCTGCTTGGGGCCAGTTCTCCCGTCGCGCTCCGCGGGCAGAGTTCTCCGATTCAACTCAGGGGGCGTGAGTAATGCCGATTGAATCCCCCGTCACCAAAAGACACAGGTACGTGATTGGCGACGACCGGCCAATCCAGATTGACGTCGTGGATAAGGACGGCGCAGCCAAGAACATGAACGGCTGGGCGCTGACATTCGAGATCAAGGCCACACGTACCTCCACAACCGCGCTCATATCGAAAACGACCGTGTCGGGGATCACGATTGGCGACGGGGCCGGGACTGACGACCGCGCCTCCATCACGATCTCGGACGCGGACGCCGAGGCCGCGCTTTCCGAAGGCGTCTACTGGTGCCAGTTGAGGCGGACGGACGCGGGCAGCGAAGAGCTACTTCAGTACGGGTCGTTTGAAGCCTTCAACCACGGGTACGGGACATGAGCTACGCAAATATCGCGGACGTGCAGGCAAGGGTCGGGGACATCGTGTCTTCACGGATATTCACGTCGTCAACCGTCCCGACAGCCGAAGAGGTCGAGAACATCCTTGACGGTGTCTCGGCTGAGTTCGACGCGGAACTCGCGGGCGCGGGATATGCAGTCCCTTTGGACGAGATCACCGACACGACGGCCCACGCGTGGGCCAGGAGGGCGCAGGCCGCGTTTGCATCGGCCTACGTCCTCAACCTGTTCCCGGGCGCGGCGCTTGACCCCAACGATGACTCGCCAATTTCCAACAGGAGGTCGGGACTGTTCGCGGAGGGCAAGCGGTTTCTGGAGGCCGTGCAGAAGCAGAGGCTCGCCGCCACGCGGACCACTTCGAGATTGGGACGGATGAAGGTTGGTTCAGCCACGGACTCGAACGGCCTGACCAAGAAACCGACCTTCACGAGAGGAATGTTCGACTACCCCGGAAGCGTGAGCAGGGTGGAATGACAGAGGCAACCATAAAGGCGGGTGTCGCTGCGGTCGTTGCAAAGCTGGCCGGATACACGTCTGGCACCAACGTCACGGAGGACGACTACAGAGTTCTCGCGAACGGGTCGGACAAGTACGCCATCGTGACATCAGGAGACGGGTCTAGCTCGGAAGTCCTGACGCTGGGAACGTCGCGAACGGTGATGAACAGGTGGGCTATCGAGTTGCAGGTGCTAGTCCCGCTCAGGGCGCAGGCGCATGGGGACGCTGAAGCCGACGTGATCGCTGAGACGGACGCCGTTCTGGCCGAGCTTCACAAATGGCCGGAACTCGACGGGGTTTCGGGAGTGGTGGAGGTACAGGTTGGAAACCCGTTGAGTCTGATTGATACGGCGCAGCAGCGTGAATTCGTAGGCCGGATGATTCCCCTCATGGTGCAGGAAGTCATCGCGGTAGCCCTAAGCGAGTAACGCCATGATGGGACGGATGGAATGGACTGGGACACGTTCGCTCGCGCGGAACCTCCGTGCGCGCCGGACGATCATCCAGGGTGCGCTCAACCGGACTCTCAGGGCTGTTGGACGGGTGGTTACTCCCGCGTTGAAGGGCAACACGCCAAGGATGACCACGAAGCTCGCCAACTCGACACGTTTTCAACTGGTGGGAGGGCCACAGGCGCAACAGTTGGAAATCCGTCAGGGCGCGAAAACCCCGAAGGGAGCCTTCTACGGAAGGTTTGTAAGGGAAGGGACACGCGCACATGACATCGTGCCCATCCCACCCAACAAGGCACTGAGGTTCGTTGTTGGGGGTCAGACGGTGTTCCGTAAGCGGGTCCACCACCCTGGCACGAAGCCGAACGCATATCACGTCAGGACTCTTAATCAGACAAGGGGAGCGGTGCAGGCGATAGCCGACCGGGAAGGCGCGAACGTGGCGGCTGAGTTCGCGAGGGGTAAAGACTGATGGTCGCGCACTCGAAACTTACAAGGGTCTACCTGGACGAGCACGACATCTCCGGTGTTCTAACGGGCTTTGACCACTCTCCCGAACACCAGTTGGTTGAAGCCACGGTGTTCACAGACACGGCGCGTAAACATTCACGTGGGCTTGGCGAAGAGACGTGGAGCCTGGAGTCGCTGTTTGACAGCGGAGACGACGGCGACGCCGCGATAGTCGCTTTGAGGTCAGGGTCGGGGTTGATGACGCTCTGGCCGGGTGGAGATGCGATAGAGAAGGTGGGGGTGTCGGGCTCGGCCGTTCAGGCTTCCAACTACTCCGGTGGCGTGAGGGTCGGGGAACTTGTGGCGTTTAGAGCGCAGGGCCAGTGGGAGCAGGTCACGGACAGGCTTGTCTCACTTGGGACAGAGAGCACGGTCACGTCCACAACCGCGGGGACTTCGATTGACGACGGCGGGGCATCGGCTGACGGCGGGGTCTTCGTCGTGCATGTCCTGGCGTTCTCAGCCACGGGAGGGAACGCGCAGTGGGTCATAGACCTTGAAGAGTCCGATGACGACGGTGCATTGGACGATTTCGCGGCCGTGGACTCCATCACCTTCTCCGCAGTTGGAGCCGAGAGGTCAACGTTCGCAGGGGCATTTGAGCAGTACGTCCGGGTGAAAGCCACGCTGGACGCCTCATCAGGGTCGATCACCTACCAGGCGGGCTACGTCAGGAACTAGGAGCTAAGACATGGTCGTCCACTCAAAAGATTCCACCTTCACGCTGACGGACGTGGGCACAACCGAAAGGATTGTCGCGCGGGTAACCGCGATAGACGGCCTTCCGGGTGAGGCCGAGCTTATCGAAGACACGCCCATCGCACAGGCGTACCGGACTCACACGAGGGGTCTGGAGTCGGGCGAGTTCACGGTAGAGGGCTTGTGGGACGACACGGCCAACACCGGCCCTGACGTTGTGCTGGGAGGGCTGAGGACGACGGACACAGCCTCGACCTATGAGTTCGGCCCGGAAGGGTCTGAATCCAGCGATGTCCGGTACACCGGGACGGCCAAGCTCCGCAACTACTCGATTGGGGTGAGAGTGGGGGAGATGGTGTCATGGAGAGCCACGTTCGTGAAACAGTCCGCGGTCACAAGGGACACGTTCGGTGCATAGAGAGCGGATAGGCGACTGCACGCGGATTACCTGGGACGACGGCACATGGTGGGAGGTCTACAACGACCTGCCCTACGGAGTGAGCCGCGCGGTCGCGGTCGAGGCCGCGAAGCTCGGCTCGGTCTCGTTGCAGGACGGCGAGCCTGCCATGGCGTTCTCAAAGGACATCTCAGTCGAGAAGTTCGTGGCGGCCGAGACGCGCATCTTGGAAATCAGACTCTTGGGGTGTACCAGGGCGTGGAGCTTCGAGGGTGAGGTGAGCGTTGACCGCATCAACGCCATCAGGCCCGACACGAAGGTCCGGGAGGTGGTGCAGGTCTTGAACGGGCTTCACAGACCTGTGGAGCGGAGCGAAGAGCTAAAAAACGGCTTGAGCTCGCCCTCTACCTCAGGAGCGGCGGGCAGTCAGACGGTGACGCAGAAATCCCCGGAGAGTTCCGGGGAGTCTACGACTACCGCGGGTGGGTCAAGTCCGGACTGATGAGTCCCTACTCACCCGAGGAATTCGCCCGTAAGCCCGCTTGGTGGGTGAACGACCTTGCGATGGTTGAGAGCTACATCAACAAGGTGCAGGAAGCCAGAGAGCAACTGAAGTGACCAGCCAGCACGACACGGTATTGAGGTTCATTGCAGAGGACGAAGCCTCTGAGGACATGGGGCGCCTCCAGGAGCGCACTGAAGGTCTTCAGCGCGGGTTCGCGGGCCTCAACCGCGGGATGCTGGCGCTTGGACTGGGGACCATTTCAACCGGCGTGGCCTTCCGGTTTGTGCTCACCCGTTCTGAGGAATTAAGGCAGTCCATGGTGAACATGGGCGTCCTCATGGAGACCCTGCCGGTCAACATCACGCAGGCGTTCGATGAGTTGAAGGCCAGCGGCGCGTTCGCTGCACTCGCGGATGAGATTGGGGTTACGGAACGCGAAGTCGAAGAGATGTTCCTGAACATCGCCCGTCATTCCCTTGGGGTCAAGCCGTCCATAGACGACGTAGCAGGGGCGTTCGGGATAGTCAAGTCTGGCGCGTCCGATGCAGGCGGGGCCGCGGAACTCATGGGCGGCAAGCTCCGTGGCCTTCATCAGCCCCTCATGGAACTGGGCGGCGGCATGAGGGACGCTGAGTCGGTAACGCGGGAGTTCGCCAGGGCGGCCCGCGAGTCCACAGACGACTGGGACCGGGCAAAGAAGACGTTCACGGAGGTTGGAGACTGGTTCGCGGGCGTGGGCAGAGAGGCGATCATTGACTTTGCCCGATGGTTCGACGCGGATGTCTGGAGGGAACGCTTCGGCCAGATTACAGACGGACTGAAAACGCTCAGCGATGACTTTATGGACAGGCTGGGGCGCATCGGCGATTGGTTCAAATCTCTTCCCGGCATTGTCTTGAACGCGCTCAGGTCAGTACGCGGTTGGATTGACCAGTACCTGATCTCACCGCTGAGCGATGCCTGGGACTTGCTACAGAGGTTCAATCCATTTGGAGGGAACGTCTCTGCGCCATCAGGGTCGTTTGGTACTTCGACAGCCGCGCCCCAGCCGGTGAGCATGGGTATGGGATCGAGCGTGGTTGTGAACGTCTACAACCCGGTGGTAGACAACGAGGTCCGGGTGGCTGAGACGGCGCGCCAGATTACCAGGCAGGTGCGTGAGAACCTGCGCGGCGGCGGGAGTCTGGCGTGAGACTACAGACAGCCGCCGGCCTTCAATTGCCGGTGCATCTCGGCGGCCTTCTCCGTGGCTTCCTCCGCGACTGGCAGATAGGCAGAGCCGTTTGGCCCGTGCGCCTTCTCCCACAGGCCGGGGAGCGCATCGCCATACGCAATGAACATTTTCAGCAGCGCATCGCAGGTTGCGGATACCTGGGACGGCTCTTGTGTTGGCGCACACGCCAGTTCCGTCCAGCGGTCATCGGCATATTTGAGCGTTGCACGCCGCTGCTGAATGAAGTCTTCACTAAGTCCATATTCAGAAATGAAAGTTGGGTCGAGACTCCGCGTGAGCGAAAGACGCTGCTCATGCAAGGATGGAATCTCACCAGGGCCGCCGCATTCGGTATAGGCCGCGATCTGCTCTCTGACGCCGAACCAGTCGTCAAACTCCGTCTCTGCGGCCGGCGGTTCTCCGGGCGCTGTCAGGGCCACGACAACAATGAGCGCCACGGACAGCGCCGCGACGCCTATCAGAATCCGCTTCCACATAACGCGCGCAGCGTACGCGCTCATGGAGCCCTCCGCAATGTCCATGGAGCCTACGCGTAATGGCTCAACCCCACTTTGTATTCGAGGCCGACTGGGATCGCGACGGGGCGTACTCGGACTTCACGTCAGACGTGGTGCAGTTCAACATGGGCCGCGGCAAGGAAGAGGCGAAGGAAGAGGCGCGCGCCGGGTTCATGGACATGGTGCTGAACAACTCTGACCACAAGTACACCCCGACGAAATCAACGTCCGTGCTCTTCCCGTTCGTCAGGCCGGGGGTGCCGTTCAGGAGCTTCATGGTCTACCCCTACGACGCGCTGGACGATCTCGCATCAGGCACATTGGACGGCCGCGCGGTGCCGAACGATAGCAACTTCGGATCATGGAGCGACCCGTCGGAGAGTTTCGTTGGCGACGGGGCAGGCGCGGTTGAGAACACTGACACAGGACTGGCGCGCCGCGCGACTGTGGACTTTGGGGAAACCGATTGCTGGGTGGGGGTGAAGGTTAAGCGCGTCGCCAGTGGAGACGCTGGGCTGATGCTCAGACGTGTGGATAGCACGACGTTTGTACTGTTCACCGAGAGCGCGGGGACGCTCACCTTCTGGCTTGCGCCCGGCGACAGTTCAACCTACGGGCTCCGTACACAGGAACTTGACGACATGCACAGCCCCCCGTCCGTGGGGGACTACTACCTGCTGTCAGTCTGGATGTCCGGCCCGAAGTTTCACGTGTACGTGAACAACGAGCTTGTGATGCCCAACATGTCTCTCGACTTCCACACGCCGGGCTATGACGCGGCGTTGCTCACGTCAACCATTCATGGGCTGGGGACGCTTGGCACAAGTGCTGATAACCGCTGGTCGGAGTTCGGCGGATGGAAGCCGGCCTTCGAGGGCCGGATAGACCACGTGGAGCCACGGCCGGGGACGCGCACAAACTATGTCTACATGAAAGCCTATGACGACCTGGAGCGGGCTAAAAAGCATCAGGTGTTCCGGCTGACAGCCCCACTCTTCGATACTCAGGACATTGTTGCGGAAATTCTCGATGCGATGGGGGTTACACACGGCAAGGGCGGGTTGGACGAAAACGGCCAGCCAGAGGAAATGCTGGGCTTCGGCGTAGACCTGACCATCGAAACCGAAAAGGTGATGTCGCGCGATGGGTTCACCGAGTTACAGCAGGTCGCGGATGACGACGTGGGGTTCGTCTACGTGGATGGCGCCGGAAGCTACCGCTATGAGGACTCAACACACCGTGAGGGCGCGCCTCACGACGCGCCACGCGCCACGTGGGAGAGCGAATGGTCTAATCCTCGTTCAGAAGACGACAAGACCTTCACGGAACCCCTGACGTGGGACGACGGAAAGGACCTGGTGGAGAACGAAATCTACTACCAGTATTACAAGATATCCGTCGCAACCAATCAGGAGGTGTGGAGGCTCCCGGAACACCTGGACTCGGTAGCCAACAACCCTGAGTTCACGCACGAGGATGAGCCCACGGTCTCCTGGACGGACGTGATGAAGTTCCTTGCCGTTGGGGACGGCGACCAGCTCGCCAACCCCAGGATTCCCGAACCCGGCACGGACTTCACGGTGAATAGCCAGCAGGACGGCGGTGGCGTTGACCTGACGGCCTCGCAAGCCTCGGAAACAGGGACGGTCTCAGCCACGGGCTCTCCGGACTTTGAACTTGACGACACCGGCCAGGACTTCACCGGCGGCCCAACCCTCGACGGTGTGAGTTGGGCTCTTCGGGCTCAGACCATCTTCATCAAGGACGCGTCGGGGAACAGAGCTTGCGCGTTCATCAAGCTGACCGACCCTGATGGGGATGGAACGCGAATTGAACTGCTGGACGCGCCGCAAGCCCTCAGCGGCGCAGCGGGTTATCTGGCCGCTGAAACTGACTTTGACGAAACAGACACTCCCCTGACGTACGACGTCTATCCCTTCGTCGCGTGGTTCACGGACGGCCTGGACGGGAACTTCAAGGAGATCAACGTACAGGGGGCTTCACCCTGGACTGACGGGCAGGGGAACGGCGACGGCGCGTTCCTTGATTTGCTCAGGCTGATGGCTGACAGGGGGACGAACTCGGACAAGGTGGCTGCGCGCGCAGAATCGTCCATCTCACAGAACGCCAACGGACGCCGGAGAGTCCAGCACGAAGCCCTACACATAGACAGGTGGGAGACGGCGCTAGGCAGGGCAAAGGCACGGCTCTACCAGCGGGCTACAGCGCGCGAACGCCTTGGGATCACCATGATCGGCGGTTCAAAAGGGAACCTGATGGAGATCGTCCACAGGGAGTTGTCGGACCGCGTGGCGGTGAACTTCGCGGACATGGGGCTTGACGACCGGGAGTATTACATTGACCGCTATCAGATATCGGCAGACCTTCACTCTGGGGGGCAGCCGTTGGCGGCGAAGTTCGGGCTGACAGGCGCGTGGCTCAACCCCGGGTGGGGAGAAATAGCATGGGGAGAGTTCGTCTGGAGCTAAAGCATGGCTAACTCAGCGGACGTTGTCAGCGGCCAGACCGCATCACACACGCAGTACAACAACCTGCGCGCTGATGCGATTAACACATCGTCGGGCCACAAGCACGACGGCACGAATGGCCGGACGCTGTATGTCGAGGTGGACGAAACCAACGTGTCGGCCACCCCAACGGACGCGGAGTTGGACGCTGCGTTCGGGGCTCCTGCAACGGTGGGCGCCGGGTTCCTTTGCTTGCTGGACGACGCGGGCGGGGATGCGGCTGTCTACCTGGTCGGGACGAACGGGACATCGTGGTGGTATGTGGCATTGACGAAGGCGGCGTGATGAAAGACGTTATCGCTGCGCTTGAAGCCCTGGCAAAGCAGGCGGGCAACAGGAGCCTGATCGAGGCCGGCCGCGCTCAAGGCATTCGCGATGCCATCGTGCTGTTGCGGAATGAGAATGTAGAGGCCGCCCCGGCCACGGTTGACCGCGACGAAAGCAAAGGCTGAACAGGGTACAATGAACGTGCAGAAATCGTGAGAGGATAAGCCATGACTGAGGAGTCTCCGCAGGAAATAGAAGAGACAGCGGTTGTAGAGGCCAGCGAGACGCCGCGTGTCAGGCGCAAAAAGGAACCGGCACCGCCGATGACCGTTGGAGAGTTAAAGGACCAGGTGGTCAGCTACGGCGAACGTGTCGGGACGGCATTCGTCGGATGGCTCTCGAGGCTGGCGGGCGAGAATACGGAGAAAGTCAAGAACGTAGCCAACCGTATCGTCAGCGATCTTGAAGGCGAGGGCGAAGAAGATGGGGACAGCCGGGAGAAGAAGCCATGATTTGGTTTCTCGCATTCCTCGGCGGAGCGATCATCGGGTATGGCTTGGCCCTTGAGTCACCACCTAATGAAATGATGTTCCTCGGCCTTGCTCTTGCGGCACCGGGATGGTGGATGACGGTGAAGCGGGAGGTGAGGAAACTCTTTGGTTGGGACAAGCCGACCTTTCCAACGACCTTGGAGAAGGAATAATGGGCTGGCTGCTTAGTGTCACGCTCGCTGCTGGCGCAGTGGGATATGGCGCTGTCTGGGTGTTCAATACCGTCACCGGCTTCTTCTCCATCTTTTCCAGCGTGAACGATACAGCCCAGAACGCAGCGCGTGGCGGTGTGTTCGTCAGCAGTTCGTCAGCCATGATGGCAAAGTCGTGGCTGAACAAGTTCGCGAAGGGTACGGCACGGTTTCAGCGGCCCGCTGCCGCTATCCAAAACAAGTGGGAATCGCTCGCGAAGGGTGAGCGAAAGTAAAGAAAGCGCAGGATCGAACACATGGACATCATGCTGATCGTTGCGGCTGTCGCCATTGGCGTCGCCCTGTTGATGGCAGTCGGGTTGGTGAAGGCCAAGTTCGGCAATAAGTAAGAGCACCAACTAAACTGTGAACGAATCCGTCTGGGACATTCTCCGCCGCTTATGGCAGCAGGTATGGGACCGTGTGAAGTGGCGGGTTGTGTGGACGGGGTTCGCTTTCGGGGTTGGAACCTTCGCCACGTGGTGGTACCGGGAGGCAGTGTTCGACCTGCTGCTCGTCCCGTCAGGGGGGAATCTTTCTCCCTTTGACGGGAAGCCCGTCTATACCGAGCTCACGGGCATGATGGGAGCCTCTATCCGGCTGGCACTCATGGGCGGGAGGTTCGCGGCAGTGCCGGTGGCTACCATCGGTATTATCACCCTGTTCCAACCCTTGCTGCCCCGGCAGTTACGCCGGTTCATCACCATTTTCCTGCCCGCGACCGCCCTGCTTTTCGCTGCCGGCGTGGCATTTGCCTTCTTCGTGATGCTGCCCGCAGGACTGAATTTCCTGCTCCACTTCGGCGACGGGACCGCAGTCCCGCTAATCACCATCACGTCATACATGGGGTTGCTCACAGGGATAATGTTCTCGATGGGTGTGGTGTTTGAGTTGCCGCTTGCCATGTTCCTGCTCGCGAAGATGAGGATTGTCTCGCACAGGCAGCTCGCCAATTTGAAGGTGCAATTCCTGTTCATGCCGGTGGCGGCGTTCACCCTGGGGGCGATACTGACGCCGGGGATGGACCCCGTCAACGCGATCTTTATCGCGGTGCCATTCATCGTCCTTTATGAGGTCGGCCTGTTCCTGGCCTGGCTCGCCAGGCCGCAAACTGGAGGCGACGGATGATTATGCGCTATGGCATCGATGCCACTTTCGTTCTCGGCATGATACTGACTGTCAGCGGCACCCTGGTAGTCGGTTTTAAAAGCCACTGGAAATTGTTTCAACCGGCTCCCCCGGACGCCAACGCTGGCATGATGCTCACCGTGGCAGGCGCAGTACTCGTATGCATCGCGTATGTGATGGCTGAGTACGTATCGTGGAGGTGGGACAGGCGATGATCTCACGCCTCATCCGCGCCATCGCTGCGGCGTGGTACATCTACCGCGATGCGAAGCGGCACCCGTGGCCGCGCCACATTGGAGACGGGAGCAAGTGACAGAGTCCGTGACAACGCCTCGCAAATCTGAACTCGCCCTGAGAATGACATCCGCCGTGACAAAGCAGCGGCAGGTTGACGCCTACATGAACGCTCTCAGCATGGCCCGCTGGGGCAGGCCGGTGAAGCGCATGGTGCATCCCGGCTTCCGGCAGTGCCCATTTCGCGGCGATAAGGACTGGTGCTGGTGCAAGGGGACGGGTACATGACTACTGAGACGATTCCGTACGTGTCATCGGCCACGGAGCCAGCGTACCCGTGCTGCGGCTGCACGGTAGTCAGGGCGCACACGCATGAGGTTGTGCGCAGGCCGCTCTACGTCACGGCCTCTCACTGCCAGCGCTGCGGCGGTACGGCGTGCCGGGACCACTACAACACCTGCGGTCTCTGCGAGGGGTGCTGCATCAGGGAGCACGGGATGATGAAACACCTGCCGGAGCACCTGCGGAACAACCGGGCGTGAGGCTGCTATGATGCCCGCGGCCCCGGCCACGTTGAGAGCGCCGCCCTCGCGGCGGCGGGCCGGGGCTGTGCTATGCTTGGCGGCGGTCTAGCGTCCGGCAGCTAACCGGGCGGCCCTGCCAGGAGCTTCCGCTCCAACGTTGAAGCCATCCTCCGGGGTGGCTTCTTCGCGCCATTAATGCTGACGAAAGTCAGAATTGCAGCTTCACCCCGCGGGGAGCCGCCCATGTGGCGGCTTCTTGCGTTAGCAAGCATCGCGGGCTTGGCGCCTACTTCCGGGACCCTCAATCTCAGGGGTCCTGCGCCGCGAGTTCAAAAAGGCTGGCGCCGCGCCTACAGGCTGTACTTCATGCACTGGCCGAGGCCGCAGTCGCGGGCGCGTCTCACCAGGTGGCCGCAGTAGCAGCGTTCGCGCTTCACGTAGCGGCCCAGCAGCCAGCGCAGCAGCCTCAGGGCTACCTTCCTTTTTGGCACAAACTACACGGTTCAAACGGGGATGCGTCCCGGCTCAAAGGCAAATAGCACTTTGGACACCGTTTGATGGCCGGACGCGGACCAAGCAATCGCCCTCCCCGTCCGCCTGAATGAATCTTGCGAACGTGGCCGCTGCCAACCCACTCGGCACCTTTCACAGGAATACGCTCACCCTTGTTCTCGCCAAAGTAGGCGCACAACCTGATGTAAGGTTCCGATCCGGTTCGACGATATACGCGACACATCACGCCCGCCCCTCCTCCACGCCCAGCGCAGCCAACGCTTGCTCTACGGTCGCGAACTCCCCCACAACTGACTGGTGGTAGCGCGCCCTCTTGAAGCCGTGGCAAGGCCCAACGAGTGCGACCGGGACATTGGCCGCAAGTGCTGCCCCGGCTTCTATCAACGCTCCATGCAATTCCTCGCCCGGTTCTCCGTACAGCAACAACCCGGACGCCGATGACGCCTCGCTGATGCACCGGCCCCACAGGTCACACCAGTCGGAGGTTTCGCCTTCGCCAGCTTCATCTATCCACGTGCTGATGACCGGCTGGCCTGCATTGCGTAAGGCAAGCCACTTACTGGCGTGGCGGGATTTTGAGGCGATGTAGATGCCCACTAGCCACCGCCCTCCACGCCCAGCGCAGCAGCGGCAGCGCGTGCCACGGCGAGCGGGAGCGTGGGGGCTTCCGCGTAGTTGGGAAGCTCCAGCCACACGTCCTCTCCACGTTCCTGCGTGAACATGGCCGTGCAGAGCGGCGTTCCCTCCAGAGCCGGGTCGTGCCACGGGACGGGATGCTCGCTATCAGGGTCGCGGACGCCGTTGTGCTCTGCTGACTCCAGCCGCCACTGCCACCCCTTCGCCTGCATGGCGTCGAGAAGCCGCAACATCCCGTCTCCAGTTGTTAAGTCTGGAATTGCCCTGAACTCATCGTCCTCATCATCGGGCAGCCAGTAGGAGCCTTCCGCCACCTCATAGCCCGTCGCCGCCGCCCACACCTTCGCCTGGGTCTCGCTGTCCATCACCTGCCCTCCCGCGCCAGCGCTCTCACCGGCACCGGCTCCTGCGCGCCTGCTATCAGCACCGGCGCATCGCCGTTCAGCGGCTCCATGATCCATGACTGCAACTTGTGGAAACCCGTTGCCTGCTGAACCGGCTCGCCGGGGATGCCGCTCCAGAAGTATTCACCCGGCATGGCAAGGGCGGGCGTGTCCCTGACGAACTCCCAGCCGTCCGGCGCTTTCAATGTGACTTCACGTAGCCCCATTTACCTTCCCTCCACGGCGTCTGCAGCGGCGTCACGGGCGGCGCGCAACTCAGCGAGCACGCGCAGCGCGGTGGCGGGCGACCAGGCCGCGATGTACTGCGCTGTGGCAAGGTCGCGCTTCACCCAGATTTGATCCCAACTGCCTGAAGCGTGGTTCGTTTCAACGACGTTGAAAGTCCCCTGGCGGCCGTTGTCGAAGCGAGGGTGTATCTCGCCTTTCCATGCGTACCACTCACCCGGCGTGGCTGCCCGCGCCGCGCGCTCCAGTGCGCCCAGGTCCAGGTCAGGCACGCTGTGCGTGGCGGGCTCAGGTTGCGTCCAGTCGGTGGTCATGGCGTTGGCTCCTCTTCTACGCCGCACCCGCACCCGTTGCAGCACGGCTCCCAGAACGAGACGTGGTCCCCGAAGCACACGAGACATATATGCATCACGGCTCCACCTCCGCTGCGCAGGGGTGGCCGTCAACGGGTACGTGGTGCTCGGAGTCTGCCCATAGCCACTCGCCTCTGCAAAGGCGGCATTTTGGCACGCTACCGCTGCGCACCGCCTGCGCCCGCACCCGCGCCTTGAAGGCGGCGGTGGCCTCCGCGGCGACGTCAAATAGCGCGCCGCCCCAGAACTCAACTTGGTGCAGTTTCACGCGGCTCACCACGTTTCCGGGTGGGGTGTCGCCGGCCTGTAGGCGGGCGTTTTCCTCCATCCATCGCCGGAACTCTGCAAGCTTCTCTACAGCGATTTGATTAGCGACTTCCCTAGTCACCATGTCCACCCTCCATGCCCAGCGCGGCCAAGTCCTTGACGATGGCCTGTGCCTCACCTTCAAGGCGCAGGAAGTCGGCTGCCGTTACCTCGCCACTTAGTCGGCTCTCAGCCTCACGCCACGCGACGGCACGCTGCACCAGCCCCGCCAGCGCCCGTGCGCGCTCCGGCGCGGCTGAGAGCGCGGCGCGGGCCACCTCCGCGCTGTAATCGGAGGCCGCGTATGCGGTGCAGTCCACCTGCCCGGCCATGATGCGCTGGGCACGGTTCTGTATCCGCTCCAGCGCCGCCACGTACGCCGCCTCGCGTGCGCTGGCCTCCGCCGCCGCGCGGTCCGCAGCGTCCGCGAAGGCGTCGAGGGCGTCGGCCATTACCCATGACGTGTTGTGTTCAAGCGGCAACCGCTCATCTCCCGCGGCCGCCGTCATCTGCTTGGCGTACTTCCGCCGCGCCTTGGCTACCGTCCGCATCTGCGCCGCCAATGGTTCAGTCATGGGGTGCCGTTCCTTTCCAGCCACGTCAGCGCGACCGCGAGAGCTTGCCAGCAGTCGCCAGCCATGCCGTGCAGTGGCCCCGGCGACACTCGCCAGCCCGACCCTTTCGTGACCCATGTGTGGCCGTCCGTCCCCGGCCATTCGTGCTCAAACACCTCAACCTCGTCGTGGCAATCAGCACAGGGTGTCCGTTCTCGGCCACGCCAGCCCTTGCCCTTGCAACGCTGGCACCGGACGCCGCCGATGGCAGCCTCGCCGCCGTAGTGGTCTATCACCCGCTGGCGGATGACCGCGTCGTTCACGCCGCGCATCGTCCCGCAGAGGGTGAGCTTCACGTCCTTCCGGGGGATGCACCTGTAGGGGCCGCCCCACGCCTCTATCAAGCGCCCCGTCTCAATCAGGGTGATGGCAATGTCCTTCGCAAACCCCATGCCGTAGGACTCGATTGTCTCTATCGCCAGCACGTCCTCTGGCGTCTCGCCAAGCCAGCCGTACCACGTGTCACCTGACAGCATGGCGCGGAGCACGTCATTGCGCACCTTGTCGAACTTCACCGGGCAGCCGTCGCGGAGGAACACGTACGCGCTCTCCGACGATCCGGGGTCAACAGCAAGCACATTCATGGCACATCCTCACGCGGCGCGCCGGGTTGCACTGCGCCGCTCTCACGCTGCGCCTTCATGGCGACCAGGTAGAAAAGCAAGTCGGCAGCCTCCTCTATCGCCTGGTCAAGCGGGTCGCCAACGAACTCCGGCCCGTAGGCGCGGCCCACCTCCTGCCGCGCGTCCAGCAGGGTGCGCACCTTCGTCCAAAGCTCTTCGTTGTTCATAGCCCCACCAATCCGGGTTGCGTGGCGCGCAGCCGCTTTTCGCTCATGGCGACGTACTCAGGCGAGAGTTCGATGCCCACGTAGCTGCGGCCCAGCTCCATGCACGCGACGCCGGTGCTAGCCGCGCCGCTGAATGGATCCAAAATGGTCGCCGGGACGGGCTCGGCGCCGTGGGCGCACGTGGCACGCCAGCCGAGGGTGTGTGAAACGCTTCCGCCCATGCACCCCGCTGAACCGTACAGTTCGGGGTGCATGTTGTAGGGGCCGCCAACACCACGTCCTTTCCGATCGGCGTAGTTGCCCCCGTTCGTTTCAACGATGCGCGCCCACTGGCTGCCGCACACCGGGCAGACGCCGCGCTCGCTGGTGCTGGCGCGGACCATCGGCTTCACCAGCGAGACGGGGTAAGTCGCGAAGTGACTTTCGGAAAACGCCTGAGTTCCAACTTCCCAAACGCTCCGTATATCGTCGTTCGGGACAGGCTCGAAGTATCCCGCCAAATCGGGCGGCACTTCGGACGCGCGCATTACGATTTGCATTTATCCGTTCTCCCATACTGCGCTATAATTAGACATGGGCGTTCCGAAGGGTCTGTTTGCTGGCGAAAAGAATCCCGCATGGCGCGGTGGTCACAGGGGATATCGCGGCCCCAATTGGAAATCTCAGAGGCTCTTGGCACTGCATCGCGACGGGCATAAATGCCTTGCGTGCGGTTCGGTCAAGCAGCTTACAGTCAATCACATCATCCCGTTCCGTCTTTTCGCCTCTCACGTTGAAGCTAACGATCTGGCGAACCTCGCGACGTTGTGCCGCCCATGTCACAGCACAACCGATAACGATTTCTGGCGGCGCAACCCTCTTTTCTTTGCCGTGCCACGATGGCCGGATTGCCGCCTGATTCGCAAATGCCGCCGGTGCAGCAAACCGTTCCAAGCCCTCCCGCACAACTTCATCTGTACCCCATGCGTAACGTTTGAGTGTGCCCGGTGTGGAGAGAGATTCATTCGACGCCGGCTCCGTGCAGAGAAATACTGTTCGCGGGATTGCCGAAACAGCGCGGTGCGTTCCCTTGCGAGAATGTGCCCGCTCTGCGGAGGGCGGAAACGTCAGTCTGCGGTTCGCTGTCATGCTTGTTACCTCAAAGACCCCGCCGCCGAAGTTCGTCCAGGACGTAGGCCCGGTCGGAAGGCGAAAGATCGCTCCGCAGCCGCATGAGCGGTTCGGGCACTTGCCACACGCTGCGCAGGTTGCGGGTGCCGCCGTCGCCGCCTGTTACCGTGGCATGGCCGCGGGAGCCGTTGACGCCGATGCCCGCCATATTCCCGCTAACTGACGACCACTCTCGCCGCCCGAACTCCGCACTCTCCGCCACCGCCTCCCGGTCCGCGTAGTACCCCATCGCCTTCACGAACATAAACACGTACTCATGCGAGTCCGTGGTGCGCCAGCTACCGCGCCGGAGCACCAGGCCATCGTTGGGCGCGCAGCGCGGGCAGCCGGGGCAGTCGGCCCAGCCTGCTAGTGTTTGTTTGCCACGGTTTTCACTGTGGTTGCTTTCATGGTCGGCAATGTGGTCGAGATAACGGCCTGAACGCATCCCGCCAACGGTGGCCGGAGACACGCGCTCCCCTGTCTTCACCCGGCACCGCTCCCACCGCGTGCCGTTCAGGCTCTCCGGCATGACAGCCCCGACCCACGGCCCGAAGCTGCCGCCCTTGGCCCAGATGATCGTGTCCCGCAGTACCCACCCATCGGCCTGCATCGCCAGTGCGAACCTGTGCGGCACGAGTAGCTGGTTCCCGGCGGTGTAGCCCGGTGGCATGTGCCAGTCAATGCGATTAGGTGTGGCGTTTTGTGGGCCAGCCAGTTTGGAGGATGGAGGACCGCCAGACGCCGGATTGCTCGCATAGCTGTCCCCGTAGTTGACCCAGAGAACACCGTCGTCACGCAGCACCCGCCGTAGCTCCCTGAACACGCTCACCATGTTCTCCACGTGCGCCTCAACCGACTCTTCAAGGCCAAGCTGTCCCGCCGTGCCGTAGTCCCTGACGCCGAAGTACGGCGGGCTGGTGACGGCCGCGTGGACGCTCTGCGGCTCCATGCTCCGCAGCACCTCCCTGGCGTCTCCCTGCTCCACGCGCCACGTCACGCTAGCTGCCCCCTGTGGCCCTCTGCGCCCATGCGCGGCGCTCGCGTGGCGTGCGGGCCGTCGCGCCCCGCCGCGGGGGCTGTGGCGGCCACCAGCGCCCTCACGCCGCCCTCCATGCCGTGCAGCGGCAGCCGCGGACCATGCAGCCTTGCTCGCTCCACTGCCCGCTGGCCGCGCGGTGCGAGCCGCGACGGTGCTGGCAGTTCGCGCATGGGGAGTCAAAGTACGTGGTCATGCTGGCGTCTCCACAAGCTCACGTGGCACGTTGAACAGGCCGAGCGCTCCCTTGAATGGCACTGGAACAATCAGGCGCTCGGGTTTTGTCAGCAGCCATGCCCATCTGCCGGGTGTGTAATCGCCAAACGACAGTTCCGGCTCATCAACGCTAACGACCGTCCCGAACCCGGCGTCGAGTCCGCCCTCCACGATGCGCTGATAGCCTGCCACCCGCGTTATGGCAATCACAGCGCCCCGTGGCAGGTCTCCGGGCGTCCGGACGCCTGCCGCCGCCAGAGCGCTCTTGAACGGCTCCGTGAGACAGAGTCCGATGGCGGACCGCGGAAAGCCCTTCGCTGCATGGATGGCGAGCGGCCCCATGTAGTCTGACCGCCAACTGCGCGTCTCGATTCGCTTTGCCCAGAAGGCAACGAGCGTCGCCCACGGTTGAGTAAGAGATACCGCCTTCACCGCGTCACCTCCGCGGCCGGGGCGGGCGCGTAGGCCATGCAGCGGCACGTGTAGGCCCACGGGTTGTCGCGGTCGTCGCCGGGGTCCCGCTCCACAAGGCACACGCTCCAGTAGCCCTCCATGCGCGGCTTGCGGCCCCAGCTCACGTCCACCTCGTTCCACAAGTGCTGCTCACGGTCGTGACCGCATTCACACATCACGTCACCTCCATGCCAAACCCGGCTGCCGTTGCGAACACGTTCGTAAAGCGCCAGGACAGTTTTGCGCCGTGCTTCCGCGCACGCGCGTGTGCGCGAGGCTCACCGCGCGCCTCCATGCTCCGCCTCGATGGCGCGGGCGGCGTCCTCGTCCTCGGATGTCCACTCGCTGTCCTTGTAGGGCATCCGGGCGGGTTCTTTCTTTTCTTCTTTGCCCTTACTCGCCGGGGGGTTAGTAGCGGACAGAACCTCCCCCCCGAAGGGGGGTTCTTGTCCGTTACCCCCCGAACCGGACAGTACGCGGACACTACCGGACATGTCCGATAGACCCCATTCAGCATCCCGGCTCCCTCCAAAGCGTCTGACGCGGCTGGCGTTGTTCCGGCCAACCTCCCGGCGCAGGGCTTTCTGTATTGAGTCGTACCCAGTCCGTCCGGGCATCGCCAGTTCTTCCTGCAACCCTGCGATGGTCAGCTTCCCGTGCTTTAGCTCGGCCAGCACGCGGTCAAGCACGCTCGCGCTCTCGGCGATGCCAACCGTGGTGTGTGGATCCGCGGGGTAGTACCGGATGGAGTCAGCCACAGGCGAAGGGCTGTACTCGACACGCAGGCCAATGTCTCTATGGCGGCGGTCATTGTTGGACTTGCGGTTGAACAGGCCGAGCAGACTCTCAGATGAGTCCATCTCCTGGCTCTTGGTCATCTCCCAGATGGCACGCGGTCCGGCGGTGAATAACTGCGACCCGAAGACGCTACGCTTCTCCTTGTCCTTTGGCGGGTGGGCCACTGCGAACGTGGTCGTCTCAGTGCCAAGCGCACGGACCGCGCCGTTCAACGTCTGTCCGACCGTGTTGTCGTTCAGATCACCGCCAGCGGCCAGTGAGATCGAATCTATGAGCACAAGGCCAAAATCAAGGTTGGCAGTCCACTGGATCACGTCCTGAATGCAGTCCGGCAGCGGCGCCGTCATGGGCAGGTAGTAGATGTTGCCGGGCATCTCGACACCCGCGCCTTTGCAGATCATCCCCAGCCTGCGCCGGTGAGTGCGTTCGTTGGACTCCCAGTCCAGGTAGACAGTCCCGCATGGCCCTTCGATGGTGACTCCGGGGATGACGCTCCGGCCGATGGCGCAGCTCACCGCAAGGGCAAGGGCGAGCATGGACTTCCCGGTGTCCGGGTCGGCAAAGATGACTGAAAACTCCCGGTCTTCAAGCACAGGCCGGGCGCGCCACACGATCTCGCCAGGGTCTTCAACATCCCGCAGCACAATCGGCGGGCGTAAACGTGAGTGATAGTCGGCCACCGCGATCATCAACTGCTGAATGCGGGAGTGCCAGCCAATGCTTGTCTCGGCGTCGAGCGTCCGGCGGAGCGCGGTCTTGGCCGAGTCCGATACCGTGTTTATCCGCTGTGGGGCCAGCAGCCATTCCCACGGTTCAGATTCGGCAATCCGTCTCTGGAAGTAATAGATCACGTGCAAGCCGTCTTTCCGTCTTTCGGCGCGCTCCACGACAGCCCGGTACTGGGAGCGCGGGTCGTCCCACAGGACTTCAAGGTGTCCCGCACGGTTCGTTGAGACGTGCGGGACTATTCCGTCAGGCTCGGTTCCGTTACGTGACGGCAACCCCTCTCCCCCTCGCTACCTTCCATAGGTCGTACGCGTCACCTGATTGCTGACACTGGCCCCAGCACTTCCACCGTTGCTCCGCCACCCGGACGTGGAACGACTGCCCCTTGCGTTCGTTGTGCAGCGGACATGGAGATGTCAATTCGTTACCACTGCCCCTGAGCCGTGCGCCCAGCCGTTCCGCCAGGTCCTCAACCCTCCAGGCCGCCTTGACGCGTTCGATGGGAGAGTGCGAGTCGTAGTCCGGCGGCGGGGCGGGCGGTGCGAAGCTGGGCCAGAACTCCGGCTGCGGGTCTCCGGGCATGGGCGGGCATAGCTGGCCCGGAAACACCGCCTCATTCAGCCGGAGCCACTGGCAGCGCGCCGTGGCGAGCGATGGGACTTCATGATGGTGCGGCTCAAATGCGTAGAGTTGCATCCACCTCACGCGGTCATCCCACGGCAGCCGGATGGCCGCGTGCGTGCAGGCAGGACACACAGCCTCGGCCAGCGTGTAGCCGGGGTCGCGCCATAGCACCTGTTCAAGCCCCCTTGCGCTCACCGTCTCCCCCTCTCAGCGGCTCCCGCCGCGCTACTCAGGAGCGAAGCCGCCCACAAGCTTCTCGAACTGCGCGGATATGTGCGCCCGCCTGAGCCTGTCGCAGCGCAGGCACCAGTAAGGCGTCCATGCTGTTCCGGCGTCGTTGCCGCACTTCCCCTCAAACTCACCGAAGCCGATGCATTTCCGTGTCGTCATCTCACCTCTCCCTTGCTTACCAGGCGGCGGTGACAGGCTGCCGGTTGCCTGCCACCAGCCGCCCTCTGCGCGTGGCCCACGGCCTTGGTGGCTCCGCCAATTGGCCGCCTAACACCTCACCGTGTTTGTCCACTCTTCCAGCGCATGAACATCGGCGGGTGCTGGCGGGCCGGAATCGAACCGGCATCGCCTGTGCTGGGGATTGCAAGCCCCCACTCGCAGGCAGGTAGTCCGCTGGTACTGTGGCCGCAGCCCAGACGCTCACCACGCCGCCAGCTCCCGCCCTGCGCCCGCAGGCGCAGCAGATACGCTAGGCGCGCTCCGGCCAGTGCCATGTCGGATTACGTACAACTGGCACACCGAACGCGACGCTTGTCTTCACACCCCCTTGCTCCTGAAGGCCATCCGGGAAAACGAACAAGTTCGCCATCCCATCCACCGTGTCCCATATCTGCACGATTACCGCAGCCCGACACGTGTTTTGCGCGCCGTCGCCGCCGTCGTAATGCACAATGCGCCCCGTCACAAGACCGTCCATATCAACCTCCCTTGCCCCCTGATAGATACCCTGCGGCGGCAGGGGGCCACCGCCGCAGGGGTGCGAGCGCCGCTGCTGGGCGGCGCGGGGGTTAGCCGTCTGTCACGTCCGCCACGTCCTCATCCTCTGGGTGCAGCGCCAGCCGGTGCGTGTCCGCCGCGGCCTGCACGGCCTCCCAGTCGTCATCGGTGCGCTTGCTGATGGGCCTCGCCGCCACTTCGGGCAGTTCCGCCTTCAACCACTCGCTGGCGTCATGGGCCGAGAACTCCGGGAAGGCTGCCCTCATGGCGTCCAGCGCAGCCCGTCCGGCCTCAGAGAGCGTGGACGTGTGGGCACGCACCGGCGGGTCTTGCTGCGCGTCGGCTATGCGGTCCTCAACGTCTGACTTGTTGCACCACTTCCTGGCGTTGCCCACGGGCTTGTGCGCCGGTTCCTTCATCCTTTCGCTCTTGAACCACGGGACGTTGTGAACCGGGCAGATGCCGTGGCCCTGGTCCGCGTCGCTGTCCGCGGTCACAAGGTCGTCATCCATCGAGAATGTCGCCGACGCTGCGGCTGAGGCTTTCACCGCCGATACGTAGGCGCGCTTCTGCGCCATCTGCATCAACGTCTCACGGAGTTCCGCGGCCGGCCGTCCGGCCTTTTGGGAGCCGTCCCGGTAGGTCCTGGGTTCCTGCGACGACTTGTACTTGACCTCTTCGGACGAGCACGTCGCCTCACGTTCGGTAATCAGGACGCCGCGCTTGTCTCTCAGTTCGCACTTGTACGTGTAGGAGAAGATGCCCTCTTTCCAGTCTTCGTACTGGTCTGTGCGTGACATCGTGGTCTGGAAGCCGAACATCTGGCAGAGGGTTTCCGCGCCGGGTTGCCAGAGCGACGGCTTCTGAGTGCCGGGGATGGTGCCGTAGTGCTGTCCCTTGCGCAGCACTGTCCCCATCGCTTCCTGAATGAGCGAGACCTGCGCGTCAATCTCGGCGATGACGGCCCTGCGGGTCTCCGGCAGCGTCAGGTCGCGGCGCACGTCGGGCAGCGTCTCGATGACCTCTCCGGTCTGATGGTCAATCGTCTGGGTTGTCATTTCGCCTCCCGTGGCTTAACCGACAGCTTCTCCGCCCTTGGCAGCATGGCGCGGTCCAGCACGTCCGAGACCTCCGTGCCGAGCCTGCGCAGTTGCAGCGCGACCCTGCCGTCGACGCGGGCCGGGACTGTCTTCGTGACCTCATGCTCCGGGACGATGAGGCGGGTCATTTCGTCCGGCGGCAGGAACTCCAGTCCGGCCTTCACCATGTCCACGTCGTAGACCGGGGAGCCAACGAAGTCGCGGGCCACCTGGTAGCGGTCGTGGAGCAACTGCCGCGCGTCCATATAGCGCATGATGGCCAGCAGTTCCGCCTCAACCTGCGCTATCTCGTCAGCGACCGTTGTGCGCGCCTCATAGAGACCAGCGAGCCGGTCAACCAACTGGGTCGTGTCTGTTGCCGTCGTCATGCTTCACCTCTCGCCTCTGCCATCAGACTGCCGTGCTCGTCCTTGTAGATATCGCCGCGACCGCGCTTCTGGCACTCTACGTAGGCGGCGTCGCACATCCAGTGGTAGTCGGACTTCGGGTTGTTGCCGGCGTAGGCCGACAGCCAGATGGTTTCGTTGACGCGTTTCCTCAGTTCGGCCTCCGAGGCTTCGGCCAGCTTCACCCGGTACTCTTCGGGGTCAATGCTGTTCCAGTAGGACGGCCACCATGACGGCGCCTCACCCTCACCGGCCCACTTCGCCCTGTGCCGTTCTCTCACATCGCCCTCCGTTCGCCGCTCTGCGGTGCGCTTGAAGCACTCAATCACCCACCACACGTCCACAAGGTCACGCAGCGGCCAGCCGTGCTCCATGAGCCACTTCTCCCGCTCGCGGGGCGTTTCTCCGGGCGGCGTGAACACCACGTACTGCACGGCCTGCGCGGGCGGCTGCACGGCGGTGACGCGCGTCATGGCTGCGGCCTCTCCTCACGTTCAGCCTTCCGCCGGGCGGCTGCGGCTGTTCTGGAGTCAGTGCTGCCGTGGCCGGGTCCGGTGTGGTGCAGCCAGAACTCATCGGCCACCCGTAGTGCGTGGCTCGTTCCGGTCATCTTCAGGGCGGCCCCACAAAGGCAATATGCACTGAGGCGCAGTGTGCTCATACCGCCTCCCTTGCCTGCCGCTCCGCCTCCTGCCTGCGCGCTAGCTCGCCTGTGAGCGACAGCACCATCGCGTGCAGGTCCGCGTCGGTTGGCTCACTGAGCGTGACCATCGGCTGGAAGCCGTCGCCTGCGACCAGCGAGACGGTGCAGCCGCGCTCTGGCAGCCAGAGCGTCAAGGCGCCGTACTCCCACTCGCAACGCAGCGTCTCGTTCACCATGCCGCCCTCCGTTCCGCTTCGTCAGCCTGTAGCCCCTCGTCTATTTCGACGCACCGGCACTCAGCCTCCGCCTGCCACGGCCCATCCATGTCGTAGCCGTCTTGTGAAGTGCCCGCGTCCCACCATGAGAAGGCTCCGCAGTAGTTGCATTGCGTGGCGTCCGGCGCTACCAGTTCGCTGCAATTGAGGCACTCCATCGTGAGCACCGCATCCTTATGCAGTGGGCACTCACGAAAATGGGTCACCGTCAGCGGCTCCAGTGCGGGGTCAGGGCTGCGGTACATCACTTGACTCCCATGGCCTTGTCAAACGCCGCCTCTGCGGCCTTCCCGCTGTCCGCGTATATGGATTGGGGGTGTTGCGTCCGGTAGGCGGTCAGTGCGCACCGGGCGTCGCTCGCCTGCTCCACGCTCACCTCTGCGCACCCGGCGGGGCCAACGATGAGGACGGTCGTGCGCGCCAGGGCAACGCGGGCGGCAGCGGCGACAGCGCCCATTGCCGATGTGATGTGGGCGTCGCCTGTCTTGTCCGCGTACCACTCCGCCACGTCCCGCGGCAGCATGACCGCCACCATGTCCGGCGCGGTGCGCTTCAAGATGAAGTGCACTTCGTGCAGGCCATCGGCGATGGGAGTTGGTGGGTATGAGCTTTCCGGCCCATCCCACCAGTAGGCGTTCCTCTCGTTCGGCCACGAAGGGACACGCGGCTGCTGTTCACCGCTGAACTCAAACCCCTCCGGTGCCATGATGGTCAGTTCCTTCATCTCATCCCTCCATAGGTGGCGGCTATCGCCCCAATCAGCAGCGCCATGCCCCCTGCCAGCGCGCCCCACGTGAGCGCGTCGCGCAGCCCAACGGCCACGGCCAGCGGCAGCAGGCGGAGCGCGCTACGCATGGGGCGGCACTCTCCGGCAGCCGTCGTGAACGTGTGGCCTGTCGGTTGCGCACTGTTGGAACCGTTTCGCCCCCGCCCAGTCGTGCACGCTGTCCTGTATCCCGTCCGGGTCAACGCGCCG